ATGGTGAAATAGGGCTGGCCGGTTAAAGCATTGGCGGGCGCGCAATCGACGTTGGTCGTGCCGGAGCCGATCAATCCCAAATTCTCACCAATGACATTGAACGCGGTGGAGCTGGTGAACTGCACCAGAATCCGGTCGGGATAGGCGCCCAGGTTGCTGACCACAATCGGCCAGTTCACATCGTCGAATTGCGCCAGCGGCTCCGATCCGATCAGCGTGTCCGACCAGACGCTGGTCCAGGTCGATTGCGCGAACAGATTGGAAACGCGGGCTTGCAGTGTGCCGATGTACAGCACGCCAGACACCCGCGAGTCATCGGCCGGGTAGGCGTGACTCAGGGGTTTGTTGAGGCTCAACGTGCCGTTGATGTCCACTGCCGTCAGCCGCGCCAGGTCGGCGACGGTGTGTAAGAGTTGATAGGGCGATGTGTATCCGGTCAGATTCAGATCGGCAGCCATCGTAACCAGGCCCGGCTCGCGATCCACCGAGAAAAAACTGTCCGGCAGACGCTGACCGCCCGCATCCTCAATGGCGACTCGGTACAACCGGACCCGGCCGCAGTCGATGACTTGCGTGGGACTGAGATTGCTTTGCGCGAGGCTGTCCGTGTGATGCGCCAGCACCAGCCGCCCGGCGTTGAAGATCAGCGCCTTGCCGTCGGGCGGTAGGCGGGCGGCATTGATGCCCAGCAGCGCCGAATCCGGCGGGATGGTGGTCTGAGCCACGGCGTTGTAGAGCAGCGTTCCATCGAGGGCCGGTTTCGGGAACCAAATCTTGAGCGTTCCGGCGAAATCGACCCGCGCATCGGGGTCGTACCAGGGCTGCGCCTTCTGTTCCGGCGTTAGGTCCGCGTCCACTTTCCACAAGCCGAATCGAACCCGGACGATGCCCAGCGGGTAATCGGTGCGGATGGTGCAGTCCGCATCCTCCAGCAACCCGGAACCGTCCACGACTTTCGACTTGGCCACGCCGGCCAGAGTAGTGTAGCGGAATTGCAAGGTGCCGGACTTGATCGGCGCGACCGGGGTGCGAAACACCACTTCCTCGATCGGCCGCACGTCCATCGACGTGACCAGCGAGGTCAACGTCAGCGTGTTGGCACCCGCGATCCAGCTCGACAACCGAACCCGACCGGACACCGGATCGACCGTGCCCGACGGCGTGCCCGCGCCGGTATCCGGCAACGGGTCGCGATACACCAGACCGGCAACCTCGGCGAAGAGACTGCCGGCTAGCCGGAAGCGGGTCGATCCCGGCACGAGGGTTTCGGCGTAGCCCTTGGTCAGGTCGAATTCGAGCTGATCGGCGGTGACCACCTCCACGGCGGTGGTATCGCCGCCCACGACCCGGTAGCGGACTTTCACGTAGCCGCTGGTATCGTCTGGATAGACCGCCCCGGCTTCTTTATATACGAACCCCACGAACGTGTTGCGGTAAACCGGCTTAGTGCCGCCACTTTCAGCACTGGTGCCGATTCGCACGACTGAATAGTCGGCTTCGGGGATAAGCACCGTCACGTCGGGTAAAAAATCAAGAGTCCCTGGGGTATGGTAAATATATCCATTCGTCCCACCGGTAATCAGCAACGAACCGTCACCGCCATCGCGGCCGTACTTGATCGGATCGATGGGTCGGAACAATTGCAACTCAGCCGGCTGCGTGCTGATGACGTCGTAATCGAGTATTAGGACGTTCCACTCAACTTCAACGCTGCCTACCTTAATATTTGAGTGACTCAATACGAGCGACAACCATCCATTCGGCTCTCTTGCGGGATGAGCAAATGTTTCCTCGATGGGATTGCCCCAGTCGTAAGTGATCGTGAATTCCAGGCCCTTGACCGGCAAGTACGTAGGCCGTACCCACCAGGCGCCGGTTGCGCAATTGATAGCCCCGACGCCGCCCGACCCGGTTAGATTGCCCAGCACATCACCTGTTAAGCTCCCTGGATTTGCTCCACCCCACGTCAATGTCACGCTCTCTGGGGCAATCCCCCCGTGCTCGGTTTGACCGCGAATGACCGGGGCATCGACGGCCGAGCCGCCGCGCGGCGTGTACAGCGCCGGTGTTCCCCATTGGTAGATGATCTCGGAATCCACGTCCGGCAGGCCGCCGGCGGTCCATGTCGCGGTGCCGGTGGCGAAATTGAGCTGCCCAGATCCGTAACTGGAATCCGCGCCGCTGATTTGCCCGCCGCCCTGATCGCTGATCACATACCATTTGTTAGCGACTCGGTAGCTGATGCGCAGCGTGCCGGGCGATGGGATGGGACTGAGGGTCTGCACCCATACAAAGCCCTGATTCTCGGCGGTGACGATTTGCGCGGCGGATTCCGCGACTTGCAGCGGGCGCGCGGCCGGCCGGAACGTGACGGTCTTGATGGCGGTGCCGTAGTTCGGGCAGGCGTCGTTCCAGCGCACGACCCCATTGCCGTAGTCCATGTCCCCAATATGGGTGGCACCCAACAATGCCTTGCCGTTGTCGTCGGTGAGGGTCGATCCAGACACCGCGATGCTGAACGTGCCCGGATAGATGCCGGTGCCGCAGTACAGCGCCGCGTTGGGCTTGATGCACTGCGTGGTGGTGGTGAAATTGATGGTGCTGGCGTTGCCCGGCACCAGGGCCGGCGAATCACCCGCCGGGTTGACATCGGGCAGCGCGGTTTCGGTCAACGATGTTGGGACGATGGGCGTGTACAGCGTATCGACCTGAATGCTGTAGTCGCCGCTCACGGCATCGGCCACGGTGGGACGAATCCCATACAGCGGCACCGCTTCGGCGTTGTAGCGCGTCTCGTAGATCAGGGCGGTGGCGGTGCTGACGCTGGGATCGGCCCGCGTGGGCTCCGAACCGGTGTAGTTGGCTTCCAACGGCTCGGCGATCTCGCAGGTCACCTCGCGGACCGAAAATCCGCCATTGGAGTCGTAGATCGTCCGCAACTGATCGAGAACCCGCGTGACCCACAAAAACTGGCTGTATTGCTCGACAGTCCCGGCCTTGGCGACCAGTTCCAGGCGCAAGCCCACGCTGGGCAGTTCCGTTTCCGGGCGTTGCCACAACACCACCGCCCGCTGCCCGGTTAGATGCTGGCCCCACAGCCAGCCGGGCCAGCGCGCCCCGCGAGTGATGGTCTGCTCCAGCCGAGCCTTGATCGCGTCTCGCTCATCGAAGAAATCGCCGGTCGAGAACACTGTCACAGATACGGCAGGATCGTCCGGCGCTTTGAAGACCACTACCCCGGCATCCAGGTATTTGTCGGTATTGGCGCTGGTGACCGCTCCAAACACCTTGCGGATCGATACATCGCCGGCGGCCCGGTCCACGTCGCTCAGATCGTCGAAAATCTGGTTTTCGCCACCGGAGACAATGTCGTTGCCGGTCATCTGTCCGCCGCCGTCGGCGTTGTCGGTCATGCGTTGGGCTTGGCGAATCTTGAGGTCGGCGACAGTGATGGTCATCAGCGGAGGCTCCGCGCTTGGGCGCGTTCGAGTTCGTCAAGGAAGCTGGCGGGGTCGGTGGTGGTGGTGGCCGGCAGCGTGCGGCCGTTGACGCCCGTCAGATTGAGGTTGTAGGTTCGGGCGCTGGTGCCGGAACTGCTGGGCAAGGCCGCCGCGCCAGCGCCACCGGGGAGTGCGGCGGCGCTGGTGGTGTTGCTGGAAGATTGCTGGCGGGCGCTTTCGGCGTCGGCCTTGATGTTCTTTTCCTTCAGCGCATTCAGCTCGGTCAGCTTGCGGGCTTGCTCGTCGTAAAGCGCCACAAGTTCGCGATTTCCTTCGAGTTCGGCTTGGCTGCGCTTGGCTTCGATGTCCGCCAAGGCTTGCTGGTAGTCGAGTTGCTGCTTGATCAAATTGGCTTTTTCGGTGTCGCCTTGTTCCGCAGCTATTTCTGCATTGAGGCGGGCGATGTTGGCGCGGGCGTCATCGGCCTCTTGCTGCATTTGTTGGAGCTTTTTATTCGCGGCGTCGATTTCGCTTTGTAGCCGGCTCAGTGTTTGCTGGTCCAACAGCTCCATGCCGTTGATGCCGCGCTCGGCCTCGGATACGAGGTTGCGTAATGCGGTGGTGCTGATGTTTGCGCCGTCGCTGGCATCCTTCAAGCGCCCGGCCAACTCAGTAGCGGCGATGGCTTGTTCCAGGTACGCTTTTCTGGCTTGGTTGGCGATATCGACATTTCTCTCAAATGCATCCCAATACGGCCCGATGATGTCTCGGTTGTGCTCGATAGCCTGGTTGACTTGCTCCATCTGCAAGCGCAGTTGCCCGAGCTCGCTACGGAAGTTATGTCCGAATGACTCACCAATATCGTTGACTCGCAGCATGTGCGAGATCAGCGCGTTCATGCCGTCGGATAGGCCGGACAACTCGCGCAAGGCACCGGTGGCCGCGTCTTCCATAATCGTGTAGGACGTAGCCTGTCTTTGAGTCGCGTCAGCGTCTTTCTCTGCCGCGATGATGTGATGCTCGGTAGCCTCGGTATTTTTCTGGGTTTGCTCGGTGTTCTGTTGGGCCTGTTGAGCAGCAACCGCTTTAACTTGAGCTGCGATTTGTTCAGCCTCGGACTGCTTACCCAGCGCGACCAGCTTGAGCTGTAGGGCGGCAATCTCTTTTTGCGTCGCTTCGGTATTGGAGTTCGTAGCCTGTAATGCCGCGATCTTTGCTTCGACGCTGGCTCTCTCGGCCACGATTTCGGCTTGTTTGGCATCTGCTAGCGTCTGTGCCCACTTCGCTTCCAGCGCCGCCAACTGGACGCTCTTACCGACGGCTGTAGCGGTTTCGCCCTTGGCGTTGGCTAGATCAATTTCAGCGCGTAGTCCGGCAATTTCGGCATTGGCAACCGCTTCCAGCGCGGACAGATAATTCCCCGATGCGCTGACGAGTTGCTGCGCTTTTTCAGCCGCGCGCTGTTTCGCTGCGGATCCGCTTTCCTCGCTGCTGGCCTCCAAGGCCAACTTATCCGCCAGCGCTTGCGCTGCCTCGGCTTCGGCATGCTTGGCCACGGCACTCTCTTGAGCCAGCGCCAGGCTTTTTTGCTGCCCCGGCGTCAACTGGCCCTGGACATCACGCAGCTTCTCCAGGGTGGCGATCTTGGCTTCTTCGGCGTTCGCCTCGGCCTGCGCAAGCCCGGCAGCTTGTTGAGCAGCCTTGGCGCGCTGCTGGGCAATCGCAATGCTCAGACGCTCGACTTCGTTGGTGTCACCAAGGGCCTTGGCCTTATCGAGCAGCGCTTGCGTTTCGGCGATTTCCGCGTCAGAAATTTGCTTGAGGTATTTCTCGCGGTCTTGCAGGGTCTTGCCGACCTTATCGAGCGCGGTGATGAGCTGGTTGTAGGCTGTGACTTGCTTCAAGTCGGCGTTGGCCGCTTCCTGCTGCGCTTCGTTCACGCGCTTCAGAATATCGGCGCGTTTTTCTTCGAGTCCCCGCAGTTTGTCGTTAGCATCCGCCAGCCTGCCGTTGGCTTCGGTCAGGGCGCGCACCGTCAGATCGGTCTTTGTCCCAGTTTGCTGGTAATACGCCATGATGCCGTTCAGGCGATCAACCTCGCCTTGCAGATCGCTCACGACTTGGCGCTGATCAACCAGCGCGTCATTCACTTTGAGCAAAGCCGCCGACGCTTGGACGGCGTTCATTTTCTTCAGGGCGTCGGCATACTGGTCGGTGGAAAGCGTCAGGTCATCGACGGTTTGCTTGTTGTCCGAAAACAGCGAAAACAGCAGGCCAAATGCGGAGACGGCCGCCAGCACCAATCCGCCTGGCCCAGTCAGAAACGCCAGCGCTCGCGAGAACAACCCAACGCTGGTAGCGGCCGGGCCTTGCGCGGCATTCAATGCGGCTTGCGCGGCGGCATAGCGCTGAGTCGCGGCGGCGGCAGCATTGGCGGCGGCGGTAGCTTGCCCTCGGGCCAGGGCCAGGGCTTCCTCACTGGCAAACAGGCCGGCCAGGGCTTCCAGGGAAGCCAGTTGCGCTTGAGTGGCCCGTTGTTCGGCCAGTGCCCGGTTGTATGCGGCCTGCGCGGCGGCAACGTGGCTTTGCGCGGCCGCGATATTAGCGGCCTGCTGCTGTTCAGCGGCGATGGCTTGCTGACGGGCGGCATCCCGCGCGGCAATCGATGCCGTGACAAACTGTCCGGTGCTTTGCGCGGCCTTGGCGGCACTGGCCGCGAAAGCCGCGCCCATCAAGGCCGCCACCGCATCCATGTTGTTGGCCAGGAACTTCAAGCCATCGGTCAGCGAGCGAGTCGCGCCCAGTTGCTCATTCAGGCGACCGACGAACAACGTGGCGGCGTTGTCGAACTGCTGAGTGGCCTGCGCAACGGTTCCCGGCAGTTTGGCGTAGGTTTCGTCAATCGCGGCCTTTTGCGAGAGCAGCGCTTGTACGACGCGATCCGAGGTGAGTTGGCCGGCCTCGGCCAGTCCGCGCATCTCGCCGACCGTGACGCCCAACCCATCGGCGATGGCCTTGATCAGCGCCGGGCTGGCCTCAAGGACGCTATTGAATTCCTCGCCCCGCAACACGCCCGAACCCAGCGCCTGCGTGAATTGCAGCGTCGCGCCGGCCGCCGCGCCGGCTTCCGCGCCGGAAAGCTGCATGCCTTTGGCCACGACGCTGGTGACATCGGCGACCTGCTGCTGGCTAATGCCCAGACTGTCCGCGTTCTGCTTGACCTTCCCGTAGAGTCGGGCCGTGCTGTCTAGTCCAGCGTTCGCGTCCTTGGCAACGGCGGCCACCGATTGCATGGACTCCCGATAGTCGGCTTCGTCGGCCGTGGCGACTTTGACTTGATTCGACAGGTTGGTGAAGGCGTCGGCGCGGTCGATCAATTCCTTGGCGCCACCGACCCCCACGGCGGCGGCGATCAGCGCCCAGAATGATTGCAGAGGCTTCAGCGAGGCGCTGGCGGCATTGCCAATCCCAGCCAGTCCGGCTCGCGTCCGCTCGATAACCGCAGCACCTTCGTCCCGGACCCGCAGGACCAGCTCAGCCAACAGGGAGCGCGTTGCCATTATCCGGTTCGCCGATCCACGGCCGTCTCCAGCCGTTTCAAGAAGTCGGTTTGTAAGGCTTGCGCGGCTTTTCCCAAATCGCTATCGCTGAACAGAATGCTCAGCAACGCGGCGGCCGACGGCCCCAGGGCCACCGCCAAGTCATGTCCTTTGAGCCGGGTGGTCAGCGGCGCCTGGTACTGTCCGAACGGATTGACGAACCCGGCCGCTATCTTTTTCCCGCCCGGCCAATCAATCAAAATGCGATGGCGGGTCGGGTGGCCGGTGGGTTGATGCGTCCAGCGGTAGTCAGGAACCGGAATCCCCGCTTTCGATGGCCTAATTTGCGCCCGGTAATCGCCTGGGCGGTTGGATCGCCGAATTGGCGTTCGAGAATTCAACAGCGCGCGCTTCAATCCGGTTTGCGCCATGGCCAATACCACCAGCCGGCGACGGGTCGCAGTCGCGGTGGCGCCCACCGATCCGCGCGCTGCCCTCGCGACTTCCCCTTTGAGGGCTCCGATTGCCTGGATGGCCTCGGCCAGCCCGCGCTGTTCGATCATGGCGGCACTTCCATCAGGCGTAATTCATTCAGAACGTAGGTCCACCCGGCCGGCGGGTCGGCCGGTGGCAGGGTGGCGAATCCCGCCAGTGGCGTCACGCGAATCGGCCCCTCGCCGTCATGGCGAGGCATGACGGTAAAGGTCCGGCCGTCATGCAAAGTCAGCGTGAAGGTTGCCTCAGCCACCAGGAGCGCCGCGCGTAAATCAGTCAGGCTGGAGAATCCCATGAAGGACTGGTTCAACAAGACCCATGCGGTATAGCGGCTCCCGTCATTGGCGCCGGTCAGCGTGATCGGCCGGCCGGCCTGCTTGACCGCCTCATCGACGATCAGCGAGCCGGTCAGGCCGTATTCGGTGCTTTGCGCAATCGGCGTCCAGGCGTGCTCATCCGACCAATACAAGCCGGATGGCAGCACCAAGGCGCCCAAGGTAATGGACATATCACGCGACGGCGGTTACGTGGCGGCAAGATCGGTAAACTCGGCCTGCCATGGCGACGTTTCAGTGGATGGCGTAATCAGACCACCAGAAAACGCACCTTTCAGATACCCGCCGGCCACCACGTCGAACGCGCCGCTGGCCGCCAGCGAGGCTTTATGCACGATAATCAGGCATCGGGTCTGGCTGACCTTTTCGGTGCCGGTCCCGACAAATTTCAGATAGGCCGACTTGGCCTTGCCAGCCTTGTGCGTTTCGATCGTGCGTGCGGTGACGGTATAGCTAACCTTGGCCACGGTCGCTCCGGTGGCATTCAGCGCCTTGAACAGCCCGCTGACCAGGTCCACCGAATAATTGGCCGGATCCACCACGACGTCACCCGATGTTTTGGCGCTGAAGGTGGAAATGTATTTGTTGGCGAGGGGAATCCAGAGCCCTTGAGCCGGAGTAACGGCTTCATCGGTTACCGTACTGGTGCTTTGCGTGACCTCGGACAGATCGGCGCCCAACAACAGGGCCAGCATCTGCGGCGACATGTAGTCGGCCTCGGCCGACAGCGCGGCGGCTTCAGTCGGCTTTTGGACTTGCGCCAGGTTCTCGCCGAAATCGCCGTCTCGGTTCGAGACCAGACTATCGGCTTCTTGGGTTTGCGCCGTGATTTCGAATTTGGTGAAGTTCACCGCATCATAGAACTGGGCCGGGGGCGTATCGCCGGCCCAGAACCCAGGACGAAACGCACAGTTGAGATAAGTGGCACGCGCGGCAACAGCCAAGGCCATGATCAATTCCTCCAAATAATTGGCCGCCGTCGTGGCGGTCAAAGATCAATGAAATTACACTCGTACCCCATCCACAAAAACAGCGTGAAGGTCGCAACCGGCTGTCCTTCGCTGGGCGTCTCAAAGACCACCGGCTCCACTGTCAACGGCCGCTCATATCGCGTTAAGGCCAGACGCAGATCATCCAGTAGCTCATCCCGGGCGGTTTCCCAGTCTCCGCTTTCCTTGACTCCGCCGGTCAGCAATATCCGCCGCTCCCAAAGCTGGGCCTTGGTCCAGGCGTTCGTCTCTCCCGCTTCGTCATTGGCTACCCGCTCGTCCAGGGCTGCCAACATCAACATCGGCAGGTTGTCGGTCAAGGTGACATCGATTTCCGGCCGCCCCGAGTCCACGGTCACGTTTTTCCGGTAACCGTTGGCCACCGTGATCGTTTGCAAGTGCGCTTTGAATTCCTGGAAGACCACCGCCGAATGGGGAGTGCTCATGTCGGCGCTCCCCACAACAGACGAACGACTCCGTCATCACCGCCGTCCACCAACCCCAGCACCTCATAATCAACGCCGCACGTCGTCACCCGGTCGCCTTTTTTCGCTCGCCCGACTTCGATCAGTGGCAACTCCAGCCGGGCACGATAAACCACCGCCTGCCTGTGATCGCCGATAAACGGCGCGTCATGGATCACGAAACACCGGGTATCGACGGGATCGCCGCCAGCCGGGGTATAAACAGCCGGATCACCCACCAGTTCGGTACAGGACGCCAGCCAGTCGCGCCCCTTGTTGTCCGGGTTGCGGACGTGGTTGACGTGGAAAAGCTGCAAGCCATCCACCAGATACCATCCGGCCAGCAAACTGGGATACCGCATGCGGCATTGAATCGCCGCCGGCGAACGTAGCCCTCCGGAGACCGGCACGCTGCCGGTAGCCGCTACGGAAAACCCGCCCCACACTGTCGCCACGGCGACGGCGCCCGGCGGATCGCCAGACAACTTCTTGATGACGACACGGCGGTTGAGTTGCCCGGCCCTCATGACAACCCCAGGCCCAACAAATGGATTCGATAGGGCGAAAGCAGCGCATCCACGAACGGCATCCGCGTGACTTGGATGCCAGCCGCCACGGCCTCGCGCTGCTCGTACCATTGCCCTATTTGTAGAAGCATCCACTGCTGAATCGCGACCGGGACCACGGCATAACCAGCGGTGTAAATCACCTGCACCGCACCGGACCATGCTGAATTTGGAATAAGCATGGCGTCATCGCCCAGATATTCGGTATATGCCGTCGTGGGCACGTCGGCATCGGTCACGCTGACGATGGACAGCACCGGCCAGCGCGGTATGGTCAGCGGATTGGACGGGGCATCATCGTAGAGCGTCCATTGCTGACTGATGAGCGCTCGACCCGTGTATGCCTCGGCTTGCTCCCGCGCGGCCACCACTAGTGACTCGATCAGAGCGTCATCGGCGGCGTGCTCGACCCGCAGATGCAGCTTGACCGCGTCGGTATCCAGCGGCTCGCTAGCCGGCGCGGCGCTTCGATAGTGGCGACGCATGGACGGCCTTATCGGTCGGCTGGGCTGGGATTGGCGACATGGCTTCCGCCGACCCTGCCAAGATCAGCTTTTGAGCGTACTGCGGCAGAAACGCGGCTACCTCGCCCACGTTGTACGGGCGATGCGACCGGACAAAGCGGACGCGCATCATTACGCGGTAGCCAATCCGCCGAAGACCGCCACGCCGCAAATGCTGGCGGTGTCGGTGCCGGTCGCCGATAGATCGGGAGTGGCTTGGATGCGCACGTAACGCCGCGCTCTGGACAGGTCATAACCCAGCGTGCCCACGCCGACCTCGGTGCCGCCGGCGGCACTGGTCAGCGTCAAGATCACCGCCGGGTCGGTGATGTCGGCCCAGCTCGACCCGTCGGCTGAATCCTGGAGGTTGGCGGTGATGGTCAGGCTCTTGGTGGCCGCCAGCGTCGCCTTGGCATCCACGACAAACAGCACACTGTTGGGCCGCGCCGATAGCGCGGCGGTATCCAACGTGACGCCGTTGACTTCCGTGGCATCGCCGGATCCGCCCGCCGTGGCGGCGGTGACGGCCAGCGCGTGGGCGGCCAGCGTGACCGCCTTCAGGTCTTTCATGCCCATGCTGCTCATGTCTTAGGCTCCCCAGGTGACGCCGGTCAGAACCGCCACGGCTTCCGCGTGACGCACGGCAAGGTCGTTGGCCAGAATGACGCGAACCACGGTCTGGTCTTTCGAGAAGGCAGCAACCACGGCGGTCCCGTCGTGATAAGCAGCCTCGCTGGAGACATCGACGATGGCATTTAGGGCGTCGCCGATGATCACGTCCGCGAAGTCAGCGAGGTACACCTCGGACTCGGTGCCGCCGCCCAGGTTGACCGGGATGGCGGTGGTGGTCTTGTACGGCAGGCCGCGCAAGGTCTTGTTGAGCATCATTTCCGGGAACGCATAGGCCCCGGTGCTCGAATCGCGCAAGCTGCTCAGATAGGTGGCGATGCGGGGCGGCAGAATCCAGCCGGGCTGCGTCATGCGAACGTTGGCGTTCAGCAGGTAGGTTTCCAGCTTCGCCAGATCCAGGGTGATGTTGGCGATGTTGACGGTGGCGTTCATCGCCGTGGTATTTGCCGCCCAGTAGCGCAAGCCCTTGGGGGCGTTGCCGGTCCCGGCGTTGCGAATAAAGGCCGCGTCCTCGGCGGTGGCAATGCCGGACACCAGGTCATCGCGGACCAGGGTATCGGCCTGCGGGCTGGAATAACGGATCAGGTCGTTACTGATCGGGCACAACGCTACCAGCTTGCGCGCGGTCAACTGCACCTGCCCAAACGTCGGCTCGGTGGGCGTGGCATTGGTGTTTTCGCCGATATAGCTGGCGCTGGTGCCGCTGGCGATCTTCGGGATTTGCAGGTTGCCGCCGGGCATCGTCAAGGTGCGGGCGCCCATGGCGCGGACCACCGACGCGGGACGGAGGAACTCGATGATGTCGTTGCTGTACTGATCCGGGACGATGAATCCACCGGAACCCGCGCTGCCGGCGGCGAGGGCCTTGGCCAGCACCGGATCGTGGAAATCGTTCTCGGCAATGTCGGCCGGGTGGCGATGACTGCCTTTTGAAGCCGCCACGCAGCGCACCAGCCGGCTAAAGGCCGCGCCCTTGGCTTCCGGCTCACGCGGGGTAGCGCCGAAGCTCGGGTTGAAATCGCCGGGCGGGAGGTCGCTGGGGTGCTGCACATAAGGCACGGCGGCGGCGGCCTTCATGCGCTGCACTTCCTCGACCCGCTTGATTTGTCGATCGATTTGCTCGACTTGGCTCTTCAGGGTCTGAAAGTCGGCTTCCTCGGCGTCGTTGAAGTCGCGAGCATTGCCCTCTTCGTCAACGGCGGCAGCCAGCAGAATATCCAGCGCATCGGTGGCCTCGGCGCGCTTGGCGCGCAATTCGGCAATCACATCAACGGCCATGAATAGCTCCTATTACTCGCAAGAAATTGTTGGCCGCAATGCGGCGGAATTGGGGCTGACCCGCCTTTTGCGGATTCCGCGAATCGGGAATGGGGGTTGGGGCGGCTGGCACCGGTGGCACCATGGATCGGCCATCCACCAGCGCCATGGGGTGCATGGGGACCGGCACAATGGAGAACTCCAGCAATTCAGCGGATGCGATGTCCCATCCCCACGGCCGGGCCACTTCGTCTTCCGCCCATTTCCATTCGAGCGGAACAAATCCCACGCTGGCGGCGGACAGGAACCCGGCCTGAATGTATCGAAAGACCCGGTCCGCGAATGGCGATAAGTCGAGGCTCGCGAATTCGGCGGTGGCTCGCAATTCGCCGCCATTGATCGTGACCGAAATAGCCCGCGCGACGGGCAGGCTGGCGTAGTCATGCGCGAAGGGCACCACGGGATTGCGCCGGAAGTTATCCAGCTTCCACCCCGCAGCCACAATAATGTCGCCTTCGCGGTCAGGCTGTTCGCTGCTGATGATGAAATCGACCGTGCGCTTTTCAGCGTCGATAGCCTTGATTTCTGGAATCACCGCCATGCGACAACCCGTTCCGGCCGGGACGCCGCCGGATTTCAGGAGCGACTTGTAGGTGGGGACAGGAACGAAGGCGTCTATTTTCATAGACGCGGTATATCAACGACTCCTGTCAAAAAACTAGGGAGGTTCTTTTACGGGCATGAAAAACCCGCCGGAGCAGCGGGTGATGGAGGGCGCGTCTTTTATCTACGCGGTACTACGCATCAAAATATTCTGTGCCGCATTCACGTCGGCATTAGCTGTATGTCCGCATTCCACGCAGCGGAAAGTGGCCTGATCGGGGCGGTTTTCCTTAGCGACGTGTCCACACGCGGAGCAGGTCTGCGAAGTGTACGCGGGGTTAACGGCGATCACTGTGCCGCCGCGCGCATTGGTCTTGGCTTCGAGGCGGGATCGGAACATGTAGAATCCGCCATTCAGGATTGCTCGATTCAGCCCGGATTTTTGCGAGACCTGCTTGCCCGGCTTGATGGCGGTGCCCTTGGCGCTTTTGATCATATTCTTGAGTCGCAGGTCCTCAATGGCCACGATCTGAAAGCGGCTGGCTATGTCCTTGGACACGATTTCCGTGTAGTGCCGGCGCTTGTTGGCGATTCGGCGGTGCTGTTGTTGGATCTTGTTTTTCTGCTTGAGCCAGTTCTTCGACGCCTTACGCTGGCCGCGCACGGGTCCGGCCATCTTGGACAAGCGTTGCTGAAGTCGGGCCAGACGGCCTAGCTCATGATCGTAATCCTGGGCGGGCGCAAACTGTTCGCCGGTGCTCAGGCTGGCGAATTGCGCCACGCCGACATCCACGCCGACCGCTGTGCCGGCGGGCGCTTGGGCAGGGGGTGGTAGATTGGTCTTGATCAGGAAAGCCGCATACCACTTGCCGCCATTTTCGGAAAAGGTCACCGAGCGGATTTCGCCGTCGAACCGCAACGGGCAACCCAGCCGGAAGGTTCCGCGCTTATTGGGTAGCGCGAACGTCTTTTCGTCGATCTGCTTGATCTGCCGGCCACGCCACGTCGAGGATAGCGGGGCACCTTTCTTGTGAAAGGTCCTTCCCAGATCCGCGCGTCACTGCTCACTAGAGCGAAAACTGGCTAATCCGTTGTTTACAGTGATGAATCAAGGCATTTGACTGTCCAGACCCTTTTTTCGCGTTGACTGTCCGCCGAAGCGGGTGGGTATCGGTGCTCCTTGCGCGTACCCTTCTTGTGCAAGGCTAGTAACCTAGCCAGTAGGCAAGCTCTCCGGGGTCGAAGTCCCCTGCCGGTCCGGTTCGTTAACGTCTCGGACAGCGACGTGGAATGCTGCGTATTGTACTGATATACTCAGTACAAATCAACGGTGACACGATATGGGAAACAAACCGAAAACCATCATGTTGCGGGTATCCACTGAATTCAAAGCGCTGTTGGTGGAGCGGGCGAAATTTCATCACCGCACCATGACTAGCTATGTCGAATGGCTGGTGCTGCAAGACGCAGATCCCGCAGCCCGTGGTCCGCGAACCGAGCCGAAAAACCGGCGCGGGTAATGTCCGGCGACTTGTTCGCCGAAGCGATTGATTCTCCTTTTCTTTCTGCCTTGGCTGTTCTCGAAATGTCCGGCGAAATGTCCGCTAAAGCTGCTTCTTGTGATACGCCACCGCCTGCCTTGTAATTCCGTGCATGGCGGCTATCTTGCACGTCGGTATGCCGCTGGCCAGCGCTGATTTAATGGCGCGAGCCCGTTCGGGTCTCTCGGAGTGGATATAGGGTCGCTCACCGCTGAACTCGCGGCGTACCGAAGACACGGCCGCGTCCAGAATATCCGCCTGGACGATGCCGGATAAAAAATGCCGGATGCGATCAAGCGGATCGTTATGGTCCATGGTCAGCGGGCGATTGGGTTGGCGTGTTCGCGTTGGCGGGCGCTTGAGTGGGGATCGGCATTCCGGCCTGATCGAGCGGTGCCATGTTGGTCGGAATATACCGGACATCGCCACCGGGGACCGGATTACGCCCTTCCATGCTTCTGACTTCGTTCGGCGTGAGCGCGCCCGAGTAAAACATTTCCTTGACCAGCGCGGTTCTGGCGGCGCTATCGGCTCGCTCCAAGCGAGTGACATCGTGCTGAATAAAGTAATCCTCGCGCTCGGCGTCGCTCAGCAACCCATCCTCCAGCGAGGCTTCCCACCGCTCCAGCCACGGGACCAGCGAGTCAGTGAGGTACTCCATACTCATGGACTCGATATTCGCCCAGGTGGCCCGGCCCAGATCCATGAGTTTGTGCGGCGGGACGCGAAAGATGCGGGCAATCTCGATGATCGAGAATCCTCGGCTCGCGATGTACTGCGCATCCTCATTCGAGAGCGCGAGCGCCTCAAACTTCATGCCTTCCTCCAGGACCGCCACCTTCCCGGCGTTGCCGATGCCGCTGTACGCGGTATTCCACGACTCGCGAAGCCGCCAGGCCCCCTCCGGCGTAAGTTTGCCGGGGTGTGTCAGCGTCCCGGATGGCCTCGCGCCTTGCGCGAAGAGTTTGGCGCCGTATCGCTCGGTGGCGATGGCCAGACCGATGGTTTCCCGCGCGTAGGCGATGACGCTGACCCCGATGACCCCATCCAGCGACAAGCCAGGCGTCATGACTACCTTGGACTGGTCCAGGATCGCCGGCTCATTGCGCAGAAACCATGCCTCCGGCGTGTTCGGGGATCGATAGGACTGGAAAAATAGCTCACCGTCGTTGACCATCACTTGCGTGCTATCGGGATGGAGGGGCACCAGCGCCTGTACCCGTCCGCGCTCATTGGTGGCCTTGTAGATATAGGAATTCCCACGGAGCAGCAAATGCGCTTGCCCTTGCTCGCGAAACGAGAATCGAGACTGGTAGGGATTTGGACGCTTCGCCAGCAGCGGGTAAAGCCAGTGATTGCGCGCCGGCTCGCTGCCGCCGCCGGGTAGGCGCTTGTAGACCAGCAAGGGCAGCTTGGCCACGTCTTGGCACAAGATGCTGACCGCCGCCAGCACCGCCGCGCAAGTCAGCGCGGTTTGCGGAGTGACGGCAACGCCAGCGGTTACTGGCTCACCGCCCATGGCGCTCAAGAGCCACGAAGCCGGATTGGAGACGTTGGACGTGGCGGTTTTCGTTAAAGCGTCCGTCATGGAGGCATATTGGATCATACGATGAGTAACCCGTCAGTTTCGTATCGAGAGGGGGGATCGGGCGTGGCTTGGGCCATGGCTCGACCCACGGCCATAATCAACGCCACCGGGGAATCGATCTTGTTCTCCGCGCTTTCCTTGCGCGGGTAAATGCGCTCCTTGGCGTCCAGGTGCGCCACGACATTGCTCATCTGCCAGGACATGACCGGGCAGCCGTTATGCGCCAAGGTCCGGGTCTTCACCCATGCCTGAAGCTGTTTCATGGGCTCGTTGAGGTTCTGTAAGGTTTGACTCACTTCCACCATCGGCAAATTCTTGGCGAGCAGCTCGGTGGCCAGTTGCGTGGCCTGGAATGGATCGTAAGCAATGGCCTCCACGCGCAGTAACCGACAAACCCGCTCAATATCCTCGCGAATGCGCGAGTAGTCGGTGATGTTCCCCGGCGTCAGGGTTACCAACCCGTCGAGGTGCCAAGCGTAATAGTGCGCATGGGTGGACGACGCCCCCAACATGACCGGGTCTTCCGGCAAGTAATAAAATCCGAATCGGACCTTGCGCTCGCCATCTTCGATGAGGATTTCCAGAGCGCACAGGTCAATCTTGCTCGCCAAGTCCAGCGCCAGCCAAGCGCGCCGTCCGGCAAACTGATCGAGCATCAACGCTAGATCAGCGCAGGCATCCCACTCGCGGGCATCCATCCATTGCGTGCCCGCGTTGACCCAGATGCTCATGCGCTTGGTCAGGAAATTGACCTGCTTGACACTGTTGTGTTGCGCCTCGAAACACGCCTCTTCCAGATTCTCCCGCGATACCGAGACGCCCAGATTCGGATTGCTTTTGAGCCATACCTTGGGGT